CTCACCAGCCATTTGGTACGTGTTTCAGGTGGTCTATAGTGTACTAGTGTTCAGGCAACAAAAGTCCTGGTCAGACCGCATTTTTCGGGATCCTGCGCTGCCACCTGTGTACCCCAAGGGGTATATGCCCTGGTCAGAGGCCGGACTCGGCGGTCAGTCCGGTCCCTGGACCAGCTCAGGCTATAGAAAGAATAACCCATAGGTTGTTAAAAGACGATAGACCAATAACTTATAGGTTGCATTGGGAGGCCCGTTCCGATGAAGACGACTGATAAGCAAAGAGCAGACTCAAAAGCTTGGCGACAAGCGAATCCTGAGAAGTGTAGACAGTATGCTGCTAACCATCGGAGAGATAATCCAGAACGAGAACAGTGGCGCTCAGTGTGTAAGACTGCTCGTCAGTTAGGACAACCGGAACCTGAGTTTCCAGTCCGCTCTATGCCTGAAGTTTGTGAAGTGTGTGGTGGTGTGAATCCTAATGGTAGGCGACTTAGTTTAGATCACGACCATGTAACAGGTAAGTTTCGTGGTTGGTTATGTGCTAACTGTAACACTGCTTTGGGTCATGTTCATGATGATCCTGAGCGTCTTATAGCATTGATTAGATATTTAGGAGTACGCTAATGAACTGGCAGGATAACCTACTACTGGCGCTATACATTATCCCTGCTGTAATCGTGATGGCTCGAAGGTTCTATCATGGAGTCCAAGACTTTGATGATCTATGGGAATGTTCTTTGGATGCCTTCCTAGGTGGGCTGCTTTGGCCATACTTCGCATGGACAGGTTTATGGGATCAGATATGATGACCCTGATGAAAGAGATTGGGATTGGTGGATATGGCAGTAGCAACTAGAGGGCCGGTTCCTGGTCGCTCGGACACTACGAGGCGCCGGAACAACAAGGCCGAAATCACAAAGACTGAGGACGTTCCTGTCGAGTTACCTTATCCGGCAAAGGTAGGATGGCAGGCGCAGGTGTGTCGCCTATGGGAGTCTCTCGCTGATTCGGGTATGGCTCAATACTATAAGTCATCGGACTGGGCGTTTGCCTACATTCTTCTTGACACACTGAATAAGGCACTCACCGAGGAGAACCATATGACGGGTTTGATCTCGTTCGGTTCGGTCAAGGATTGCCTGAAAGAACTTGCTCGGCTCGGGGTAACTGAGGGTGACCGTCGCCGGTTGCGCATAGAGCTAGAGCAAAAGGACACCGAGGAACAAGCCAAGGTAGTCATCATGGACAACTATCGTAAAATCGTAGAGCAGGATCAGGAGCAGGAGGAACAGTAATGGGTGGCTTTGGATTTAATGGTAAGAGTGGCGTCGATCAGCTTTATTTTTACACAGCACCAACCGCAGCCGGGTTGGAAATACCGGAAGACACGCCGGCCATTGCATTCACGGCTGATGGTAATGCTTACCTTTGGTCAAGTTCAACGTGGACGCTTATATGGGCAACAGGCGCTAAAGGTGGAACAGGTGCAACTGGCAGCGCTGGTGCTACAGGCGCAACAGGTGCTACAGGGCAAACTGGTGCAACAGGCGCAACCGGTGCTCAAGGCGCTACAGGAGTCTAAAACTGCCCAACATCATCCCGGCCAACATCACCCCCAATAACGGTTCCTCCCCACCATGGATGGCAATAAGCTGACCGCATTTAAAGAAGGTTTGGTAGATATTCGTGTATCAGTTGCCCGCTGAGAATAGAACATTAGGTTGGGGGATCCTTGATTGGTCTACTAAATGGATTCTCCAACCTGACGGACCTGATGCCGGACAGCCGTGGCGATACACGGACGAACAAGCCAAGATGGTTCTTGTCTGGTATGAGATAGACGAGACTGGTAGGTTTGTCTATAGGCGTGGCGTCATACGCCGAATGAAAGGATGGGGAAAGGATCCTATGTTGGCGGCATTGTCTCTAGTCGAGGCGTGCGGCCCTTGTAGGTTTAGTCACTTTGATCCTGAAACTGGGCTGCCTATAGGTAAGCAGCACCCCATGCCTTTGATCCAGATAGCGGCAGTCTCCGAGGAGCAGACTGGCAACACTACGACCTTGTTTCCGGGGATGATTTCTGCGGCATTCAAGAAAGAGTACAAAGTTGATTCGGGCAAAACAATCATCTACGTTCGAGGAGGTAAGGGCGTTATTAAGGCGGTCACGTCTAGCCCTAGAGCACTCGAAGGCCCTCGCCCCTCTTTCTGTGTACTCAATGAAACTCACCACTGGCTGCAAAACAACGAGGGTGTTGAGATGGCGAGAGTCATCCGGCGCAATCTGGGCAAGGCCCGAGATGGCGCTGGGCGCTCATTGGAGATCACGAATGCTCATAAACCGGGAGAGGGATCGGTAGCTGAGGCTACATATACCGCCGTTCTAGAGGGTGATGTTGCCGGTGTTTGGTACGACTCCCTAGAGGCGCCTGAAGTTAAAGACATAACGGACCACGATGAGGTAACAGCGGCCATCAAGATAGCCAAAGGCGATTCGTACTGGGTGGATGAGGAGCGCTTGTATCAGGAGATTCAAGACCCTGAGACCCCCGAGTATGTCGCTAAGCGATTCTATTTCAATCAGGTAGTTCTCGTGGACATCGACCGATGGCTACCACAAGGTCTTTGGGCCACGTTAGCCAACCAAGATGGGTACCATATTCCCCAGCATAATCGTGTCGTTTTAGGGTTCGATGGATCGTTCGATGGGGACGCTACTGCGCTAGTTGCGGTTACTGTAGACAGGCCAGTGCCGTTTGTTGAGTGTGTTCGTATATGGGAGAAGCCATATAAGGACAACGAGTGGCGGGTTCCACGAGTTGAAGTCATGAATGAGCTGCGCCGGGTGTGCGGCTACTGGCAAGTAGTTGAGGTTGCCGCTGATCCGAAGCTATGGGTATCTGACCTAGAGGTACTCCAGGACGAAGGCCTTCCTATTGTTGAGTTTCCTCAGCGTGGCGCTCGCATAATCGAGTCCACACAGCGCCTTTATGAGGACATTCAAAGGGGATTATTGGAGCATGATGGTGACCCTACGCTGGCTAAGCATATGGCGAATGCCTGGGTAAAGGATCCGCTACAGCCCAGAATCCAGAAGGTCAATCAGAAGTCCACAGGTTACGTGGATGGGGCGGTGTGTGTAGTGATGGCGCTGCAAAGAGCAAAGGAAATCGCCTTGGAACAGCAGTATGTGGATGTTACGTTCCTCGAAGACTATGCTGAGCCCGAGCCTGAGGATCCGTACGAGGGGCTCTATATGCGAGCACCGAAGATTCTCACTGAGGCCGATTACCTCACTCCCAATCAGTTTCAATAAAAAATGAATCTATCTAGTAGTGAAAGGTCATGCCCGTGATCCCCAAGATATTTCATCGAACAGTACGTACACCAGGTCTTGAGCCATATGAAGGCTATTGGCGCAAGTTTCAAGAGATGCATCCCGACTGGGAGTTTGTGACCTATACCGGTGGGGGTATACTTCACAGTGGTTTAGTAAGGCTTTTGGGCCTCATTGAGCGTGGTGGTATCTATGTAGACTGGGATGTCGAGCCCCTCTGCTCATGGGAACCATTGCTAAGTTATACAGGCTTTGCAGCCCCAGACTATGGTGGTATAGTGCTCGACGCTGTGATTGGCGCAATACCTAATCATCCGGCCCTACGTTTGTGCTTATATACGGCTATGACTCGGATTGCTAACGGTGGTACGGCCATGGATGCCGGTGTGTACACAGTGAATGATATTCTGTCTGCTTGGCCCGGTTGGACTCTGTTACCTACTAATACCTTTTATCTAAAGGATTGGAGAAACCCTTATAGAGTTCTAAAGGATTTTTCTGGGTTTCCTGATGCGTATGGTGTGCATCATTCCGCTGAATCGTGGTTTAGTGATCCAGAGAGGAATGGCTATGTCTATTCCTAAGATTTTTCATAGAACCATTAAAGGGTATCCGGTACCTGAGAAGTATGAAAAGTACTGGACACAGTTCAAATGGCTGCATCAAGACTGGGAGTTTCACACCTATACGTGTCCCGACATCTTCATGTCGGATCAGGTGCGGTTGTTGGCAGTTATTCACTTCGGTGGTATCTATGTAGACTGGGATGTCGAGCCCATGCGCCCGTGGGATTCGCTCTTGAACTACAAGGCGTTTGCCGCTCGGGATCGAGGCTGGTTTACTGGGGACCCACACCCTATTTTAATGAACGGTGTATTTGGCGCTGAGCCTGGTAATCAGGCACTAAAGCAGTGCTTAGAGTGGTCCATTAGTCTTGACAACGCAGGTAGTTCAGTACAGGACGCCGGGTGTGGGGCATTCAATGCTGCGATATCACAAGATTCAACATGGGCAATCTTGCCTACTGAGTCCTTCTACCCTTACGATTGGAAGGAACCTGAGCGGGAATCTGAGGACTTCTCGACTAATCCTATGTGCTTTGGTGTGCATCATTGGGCAACGTCTTGGCGTGGTCAGCCGAGGGGGATCTAATGAAACCGCCCGGAATCTCATTCATAGTTCGTTGTCGGAACGAGGAAGCCACTCTAAGGGAATGTATAACATCACTTGATAAGCTGGTTGTCCCTTATGAGATAGTTGTTGTGTTGCATTTATGTATGGACGACAGCTACAAGATTGTGGACGAGTTGGCTAATACTTCTCCGATTCGCATACTTCACTGGGACACCGAAGTATCTCGGGCTGGATATGAGACACTTATCACACCTAAAGATGATCCGCACTCGATCATGACCTACTACAACTACTGCTTTGCACAGGCTACATACAGTTGGACAATGAAGTGGGATGCCGACATGGCAGCCACGCCGGAGCTGATTGCCGAGTTGAATGAGCTTAACTTGACTCCTGATCGTGCCACAGTCTGTAAGATTCCGTGTCGACTAGGGGATGGTGTATGTAATGTTGAGCCCTATTTGACCAACTGTACTGTGGGCTTTGGCAAGCATGTGTTTTGGGAGGTTCCGCTCTATAGCACTGACCCGTACTATTGGACATTACATGGTGAGATACAGTCAATAGACAACTCAGTGCTTAAGCCATATTGGCGTGGCTCACCTTGGTTTGAGCTGTGTGGGCGCATGGATCTATTGCGCAAGTATGTGGACGCTGTTCATATTCTTGGTGATGAGCCAATCGGTATGGCCCGAGCGTCAAACCCGGCATGTGATGCACCCTTGAGGCTAGCCCATGTTAAGGAACAAGAGTTACGTGACCGAGGAATCAATCTCTATCAGTAGGAGCCCGCAATGTTGACATTTCGCCAATGGCTGAAGTTGCCCGAGTTTCAGCGCCCCGCCAATAAGTTGCCAGTGAACATCGGCCAGTACATCGAGGTTGCCGGGGCGGCTATGCTCACCACTGGGGTATACCTCATTGCTGGGTTAGGAGTAGCGTTGATAGTTGGAGCGGCGTGCCTTATTACCGCCGCTGAGTTTATATACGGGAACCCGGTATACGTAACGTTACCTCGTAACCCGCATCCTATTCGACGGGTAAAGAAGTGGCTTAAGAGATGACAATACGACAGGCGCTAGCTCAGCAACAGCAACGAGGTATGCCCTTATCCGCTGGTGGGTGGGGCGGCTGGCTTAGTGATCCCGCAGCAATCCCGCCCCCATCAGTATACAACCAAGCTGTTTCGGGCGTTATTGTCAATGAACGCTCAGTGTTGGGGCTCATGACTGTGGCTTCATGTCTACGAGTACTTGGTGATGCCGTAGGGGGACTACAGGTCCATGTCCATCGACAACAGGGAAATAAGCGTTCGTATAAGGATCCCGAGGTAGATCCGCCTGACGTGGTGATGGATCCGTGTGCTGACATAGACCGGGAGCAAGCGGACTTTAATCTCATCATGTCACTTGGACTCAGTGGCAATGCTTATTTTCATACTGTTGACCGGGCGGGTCAGTTTGAGATGCCGACACAGGTCGAGATCCTAAATCCGACCCAGATGCGGGTGAACATTGAGAAGGGCTTTAAGCAGTATCGGATTGGGTCGGATATTGGCCCGATCATTCCGGCTAGAGATATCGTCCATGTGCCATGGATGTCTATGCCACAGGGACTTGTTGGCTTGAATCCTATAGAGATTGGTGCTCTAGGCTTTGGGCTTTCTGTTGCTCAGCTTGAGTATGCTTCTCGGTTCTATGCACAGGGTATGTCTCCCTCAGGTATGTACTCAACTGACAAGCCTATGAAGCCTGAAGATAAAGAGCGCCTTGTCAAAGAGATCATGACCAAGCACGGTGGACTTGCTCAGTCACATGTGCCTATGATCCTCGACTCGAACGCTAAATGGCAACAGATATCAGTTAACCCGGCAACAGCCATGTTGCTTGAGTCTCGGGCTTTTTCTCGGTCCGAGCTGTGCGGGTTCTATGGGGTGCCGGGGCACCTTGTTGGTGACATATCTGCGGGCGGATCTGAGGTTTATGGTAAGGGCCTTCAGGAAATGGTGATAGGGTTCGCCCTGTTCAGCCTGTCCGGTTATACTCGTCGTGTTGACCGTATGTACACGGCTTTGCTTCCGGCAGGGTATTATGTTCGTAGGAACGTATCGGACCTGTTTAAGACGAATGACCAAATGCTCGGGCAGTACATCAATATGCTTCGGCAGGCGGCTGTAGCTACACCTAATGAGTGTCGTGAGTTTCTGCACCTTCCGGTTTCTAAGGAAACTGGCGCAGACAGTCTTTGGGGACCGATCAACTCGGCTCACTCTGACTTCATGGTTACGGGTGGTGGTGCTCTTGCTGCTAATCAGCAGGACGCAGATACGGGGGCGGCTGCTAACGCCCCTCGCACGCCGGGTAATGAGCCGACAAATGTTTATGCCCAGCAAGGTGGGAGTGCTTCCGGCGCCCCTACAAAGGGCACGGCAGCTAGCGCCTTTGCGGCGGCGGCGGCTCAGCCCCACAGTGGGCCTACTGGACCAAAGAAGTCATAGATGATGTCGCTACCTTGGACCGTCGAGGCTAGAGGCGACTTCGAGCCCTATATTCACGAATCGGAGATATTTACTACTCGGGTGAATATAGAGCCATCAGTGAAGATTGTTCCGCCATGGCAAGTGGAGGAGCGCATTAATCCTGAGGAGGAGTTTCAGAAAGAGGAGCAAGGGCACGGTTATCACGGATGGTGGGAGTCAGGTAAGCGACCTAGTGCCGGTGGTGATGGCGGCGACTCTAGTTCTGATAATCAGCAGCAGTCAGCGGCAGATGCCACGATGGCCTTCCTTAATGCTAATCCTGGCGGGTTTACGATCTCGACTAAAGACGGGTCAAGTCCTACCACAGGGTTCCAAGTTGGTGGAGTAACTGCTCCGTTATTCGTGGATCCTAATAGCCCGGATACTGCTGCTGCCGTTGAGAAGTATGTCAATGATAATAAGGCATTGCTGGATCGTTCCGACATGCATTTGGGTGGTTGGCTCGGAGATGATGGGCGCTATGAAATCGAGGTTTCTCAACAAATAGCTAATCCTCAAGTTGCTGCTAAAGCTGCTGCGGATTGGAACCAAAACTCTTACTGGGATAATGCTCAAGCTGCACAGAATGACCAAGTTAGGTCTACTGGAACTACGCCGGATGGCAAGATATATGTGCCGCCCGCTCCGGGTCAAAAGGACACCCTGCCGGATCCTTTGCATTTTTCCTTTGGAACCGGAGACTTCGGCGTAGTTAACCCAATGACCAAAGAGGGCTGCCAGCCTATCACTGGTCCTAACGGTGAGGTTAGGATTGCGCCCTCTATTGGTGGTAGGCAGATTGCTGACTCGGCGGGGCTATCGCAAGAGTGGCGGGATAAGGCCGAGGATCGTATGGCCGAGGCGCAGATGCCGGATCAGCAGACAATGGCCGATAATAGCACCGCCCTTGTTGAGCGGGCATCTGCTAGGGACTTCTCGAACGGGATCGCCTTCTATCCTCGGGCCAACGCTGAGGCTCGTGATATAGCCAAGACAACTAATGGCATCGTTACGCCATATCAGGCTGCTGGTGCGATCGCTGCGCTTTCTCCGAACACCGTCATCGGCTCGAACATGACCGGCGCAAGATTTGTCTGTCAGGCTGTCGCAACTAACATGGTCATGCATTTTGATCCTCAGTGGCTTAAGGACTACAACTCGGGTATTTCTCGACCAAAGGATGACGGTACTCCCGGTAATCCATTCAATATTCAAAACGATACGCCGATAATGGAGCAGCCTACACGAGATGATGCTGCGGCGGCTGTGCTCGCCTATATGAAGGCGAACGGAATCAAGGAAGATCCTAAGTGGGGCGAGCCAAATATTGATGGTTCTATGCCAGGAGTTGGACTTAACTCCGGTACGTCAGGCATCGGTAAGGCTATTGATATAGCGTCCGGATTCCGCTACGAGGATCCTGCGGAGGCGGCTACTCCTGAGAATACACTGGGCGCTGGCGGTGCTATGAAAGAGCGAGACTTTTTCAATAACATCATCAATCCTAATGACACTCAGTCTGTCACAATCGACGGCTGGGAAGTCGGCGCTCTTAAGGGAACCGGCGAATACAACGCAAAGATTAGTGACACTGAGAAAAAGAACTCTGAGACTTATAAGGTCATTATGCGAGCGCCTGTGTCCGGCGCCGAGGGTTATGGGGGCGGCTGCTATGCGCTTTGCGTGGACGCCATTAACGCCTCGACGGACCAGATAAATCAGGATACTGGGTACAGCCTGAATAATATCGAAGTGCAAAGTATTGGCTGGCACGCTACTCGCTCCGAAAGCAAGGGCGTCACGCCGTCAGCCGGTAATAACCCGGTTAATGCCCTTATGGCTGCTGATCTTCCGGCTGTATCTTCGACTAGTATCCCTATGTTCCCTAATGCCGTCGAGCAGCGACCGCTCCTATCGCAAAAGGCCGCAGCTACCGCACTTGCTAAGCAGTATCCGGGCATTAACTTTGGCGGCGTTACATCCATCTATGGGGTCAAATGTAATGACGGGACTGTGGCATTCGCACTGCCAGATTTCGAGATGCAAGACCTTATGGATCATAACGGTGACCTCGGGGCCACCGGGCATATCGCACAGGGACCGATGGAAAAGTACGGCATGTCACTCCCGACAAAGGAAGACATAAATACCGTCCTTAGCACTGTTGCCGATCTTCATGAGCGGGATCCACTCGACTGGTCTGATGTAGGAGCCACTAACGCTCTAACCAATGGTGGCTTTAAATCTGGTAAGACTCCTGCCGAGGCTCACCTTCCGCCACTGGTTACATTGCGTGGGCCAGATAATACTACGGCAGAGACAGGGTTTGATCCATATGGTGGCCTGCAAGGTTGGACTAGTCCGGCTGAGCCTAACTCGATATGCCTGAACGCATCGGTGCTTAGCCGGGAACATGTGAATACTGATGTTGGCTGGCATATGCCTGCTGGGAATACTGTATCGGTTCAGCAGTATGTAGCAACTCACGAGTACGGTCACCTAAATGAGTTTGCCACGCAGAACACGCCAGCCGGTAATCGGGTTCCTGCCGAAGTAAAGTCAGCGTTTTCGGCAGCTAATAAGTTCTCTGCAACTCAATCAGCTAACTCACCAAACTCATTGAGTGAGTATGGACGACAGAATGCACATGAGGCGTATGCCGAGGCATATACTGAGGTTTCACTCACCAATGGTGCTACGGATAACGCTGTAGCTCAGATATATGATCGAGTGTTTAACTGGACTGGTACGCACGCCGACTCGCAGGCTGTAAATGTTGCGGCGCTGGCTGTAAAGTCCGGGCTGTCTCCGGCTAAGGTTGAGCAGCAACTCAAGAATCATCCCGAACTAGGGAGCGCATAATGCATAAGATTACTCCATTTCTAACACCAATGGGTGCTTTCATAATCGCCGGGACGGATGGCAGTGAGCCGCCAAAACTTATCGGGCATGATCCTCTAGACGACATAGAGGAAGACCCCGAGCGGATAGACGAAATCGAGGCGATGATTAATGCTCAACTTAGCCGAACAGATCAAATCTGATGAAGTCATGCTTGGGTATGCCGGCCTGCCGGATCCTGAGGAGTGGTCAGAGGAAATCCAAATAGTTGAGGAAATCGCCTACCTCGACCGGACATTAGAACAGAACGGGCGGACACCAACGCATGACTATGGCGAGCTAAACTGGCTAGCTGAGATGCTTGGCTTGCCATTAGATAAATCAGGAGGAACCAACAATGCCTAATAGTTATGAGGCTCGTATGGCCGAGTATGAGGCCCAAGTGCGGGCTAAGTACACACAGGCTGAAGTTGACACTCTTGGAGCTAAGGGCCATGCTCTTAAGGACGATGATGGGGAGCACTATAGCTATCCCATTGATGATCTTCAAGACCTTAAGCGGGCCATTAAGGCCGTTGGACGTGGAAGTGCGGACCACGATAAGATTCGCAAATACATAATCGGAAGGGCAAAGGGTATGGGCAAATCGACATTGATTCCTGAGAACTGGAACTCAGACGGGTCCATTAAGCCCGAAGCTAAGTCCGCTGAGTTTTTGGCTTCGCAGTGGCGTGAAGGGCAGTCGTACAGTGATCTTCAGGACATGCTGTCGAGTGCTGTATCGGACAAGTTCTGCAAGGACGACGATGACTACACATATGTCTTTGATTTTGATGATGACAATGTAGTCTTTTGCCAGAATGGTGAGAAGTTTCAGACGGGATACACCATTGACGGAAATGACGTGAAGCTAGATAAGAAGCCAACTGCTGTCAAGGTTGTGACAACGTATGTGCCGATTGAAACTAAGTCGTCTGAGCCTGTTGAGGATCCGATCCCGGCAGTACCGAAGAAGTATTGGGCGTTGCGGGAGATGGAGCCGCCCATTGTTGCTGACTTCCAGGTTCGAGCGGAGGGTGAAGCTCCTACCGAGGCCGAGCTAGTTGGCTGGCCTTCGACCACTGGCAATGGCTATGACGTTATGGACTGGATGGGCGAATACACCGAAACGATTATGCCAGGTGCTTTTGCTAAGACTCTTAAGGAGTCGGACTACATTCCGTACCTTGTGGACCATAAGGGCGATGTGTTGTCCTCGTGGCCTAAGACTATGGACCTTGGCGAGGACAGCCGAGGTTTGCGAAGTGTGGCTCGCCTCGACATCGCAGAGAATACGTCTAGTCGGAATCTGTACTCTGGCGTCAAACGTGGCGACTACTCAAAGATGTCTTTCGCATTTAGGGCAACCAAGGAAGACTGGGATGAGACATACACTAAGCGGTCTGTGCTAGAGCTTCAGCTCTTTGACTGCTCGGTTGTGAAGTCGCCGGCCAACAAGCTGACCACGGTTGGCTTGCGTTCAGACGTGCAAGACATCTTGGGCCGTGAGGGCGTCATGCTCTTTAGGTCTGCTGGTCTTTTGTACACGGATTACGTGAATACTCGCCAACTTGACCAAACGGCTGAGCCTGTGTTCGAGGACACTATCTCGGCGCTCAAGTATATGGATGAGCGTATGTGTGCTCAACCTCAGTATATGTACTGTTCTCGTGCCAGAACGTTCAAGGTTATGGATGTGATTAGCCAACTACGTGCTGGTAAAACTATCTCTAGCGCCAATGAGCAACTGCTTAAGGACGCTCTCGATGCTCTCGGCCAGGGTGCCAATGGCGTCAAGGCTGCGGGCTCTGGGATCTCTGAAGCGGAGACAGCCATTCGAGCTACACTTGGAGATACTGAGCCTGATGCTAATAAGCAATTGGCAAGCAATAATGGTGGTCTAGATACTGGTAAGCTGAATGATGGTAACCCAGTTCTACCCAATGATGGAGCGGGAGTGCGAATGGCTAGGGCTAAGGCCGAGCTACTAAAACATCGCTCTAGTAGGTAACCTGTATTACATCTATGCAGGTCAAGATAGGTCTACTTGACATTCTCTATAGAGCATGATAGGGTAGATAGTAGAGGAGATATTGCTCCAAACGATGGTGCGGGGACCCGGAGCGGCCCGCCCTCGGTTAAAGTAGCAAGGCACAGGCTAAGCTAAGCTATTGAGACTTCGCTCCAAGTAATCCAAACCATCAAAGTAAAGGAAGATAACTATGCCTATTTTTGGAGAACCGAACTACACTGAGGGTGCGGTATTCGTTGTGGCGGGTACTGGTGCTGTGGCGCATACTGCTGCTGTTGACGAATGGACGATTGTTACTGGTGCTACAACCGGTGCAAGCGGGGCTGTTACGGTCACTCTCCCGGCCATTAGCACTTTGTTCCCGCTCGTGGCTGTTCAGCCTTCGCAGGCTGCGATTGCGGCAAGTGGTGCTGGTGGGACTGGCGCTCCTTATTACCCCACGGCTGCTGAAGTTGGTGGCATTGCCGTTAAGGTGACACAGGAGGTAGTTGCCTCTGGTTGCCCTGGTGTTTCCGTCGTGCTTAGTACGGCTGAAAAGACTGCGGGTGTCCTGTTGAATGGTGGCACTGGTGCTTATACTTTGCCAGCCGGTCCTTCGACTGCCAGTGCTCTTTTCGTGGCAATCAATGGTGACTGGTACGTGGGCTAAATAGGGTGAATATTGCTTTCGACGTTGATGGGGTACTGGACGCTTTTCCGCCAGTGATGTTGATGCTTTGCGGCTCGCTTACTGCGGGCGGTAATCATGTGTTCATCATCACTGGCATAGAGAGTGACGAGAAACCCACCCAGTCGGATCTAGACAATAAAGAAGCCTATCTCACCGGGCTCGGGTTTGGCAAGGGCAGCTATTACAAGCTGATTGTCATTAACCAGCCTCATGACAAGAACAAGGCGCAAGCCATCAAGGACAATAAGATTGCCCTGTTAATCGACAACAATGTCGATAACGTTAAGGCTGCAAAGAAACTTTGTGCCTGCCTTCTGCTTTGGAATACCAAAGAGAAGTAAAAGGATGTACCGCAAGCCGGAACTGAAGCACCACTCTCTGCCCGAGAGCCGGACTGATAGGAACCACTTGTAAGAAAATCCCGACACTTGTAAGAAATGTCAAAATGTCGGGAAATCCCAACAAGCCTATTGGAGGGCTATAAATGGATGATAAGGAAAAGAAAGAAGTTAAGCCCGGTTCGGTAAAGGCGCTTCGCTCCGAGAGGGAAGCATTTGTCACGGAGCTAGAGGGCATCGTTAAGGGCGCTGAGACCCGTGAGTCGAAGGACTTTACGCCGGAGGAAAACGTTCGGCGTGGTGAGTTGACGGTTCTGATTCAGAGTCGTGAGGACGCTATTGCGCAGGCTAAAAAGGTGAAGAAGAATGAGCGCAAAGAGGCGAAAGCCGCACAGGCTCGACAGTTCTATGGGCTGCCCTATGTGACTAACTCTCCGGGTATGATCTCGAAGCTGTCTGAGCACCGTGTGTACGAAAAGGGTAACGGTCGTTCGTTCTTGCAGGACGCTGCTATTGCCGGATTTGGCGCTGGTCTTGGGGCTCGTTATTTCAGCGCTGTTGAGCGCCTTCAGCAGCACGGCCAGGAGAACCACATTGTGGCTACCGAGATCGACGCTAAGGTCACTCGTGATGCTGCCGAGCAGTATTTCCTCGACCAGATGATTGAGGCTAAGAACCCTCGTGAGGACAACCGTGGGCACGTCTACTCTTACCGTGACTTTGTTGGCTCGGTTCAGGAGCGTGCGCTGAGCATTTCTCAGGGCGCTGGTGGAGAGTTTGTGCCTCCGTTGTTCCAGACGTTGGAATGGATTGAGTTTATGCGAGCCGGTCGTCCTCTGGCAGACTGCCAGAATAAGCAGGCTCTACCGGACGGCACCATGAACATTAACATCCCGAAGGTGGTCGGTGGTACTGCTGTCGGTCCTCAGTCGGGTGGAGAGAATACCCCAGTTCTTATGCAGAACTTGCAGACCGCTTATGTGTCTCTGCCTGTCGTGCTTAAGGCCGGTGGGCAACTTATCTCCTTGCAGCTTCTAGAGCGTTCACCTATCGCTTTCGACCAGATGGCCTTTAAGGATCTGGGCAAGGCATATGCGCAGGCGGTCGATGTTGCTGTTGCTAATGGTAACGGTACTAACCAGTTCGAGCAAATCGGTTCTGGTTCTGCCGACGTTGTTGGTATTCTGAACACCACTGGCGTACAGACTGTAACGTGGACTACGGGCACTCCTACTATCAAGGGTTTGTATGGGCAGCTTGGTCAGGCTAAAGCGGACATCTACAATACGTTGTTCCTTTCGGCCACCCACTGCTTCATGACCCCAACGTATTGGGAGTTTGTGGCTTCGCAGTTTGATACTGCGGGTCGTCCGCTCGTTGTTCCGTCCTATCAGGGTCCGTTTAATACGGCTATCCTTGCTCAGGATGCAGGGCTGAACATTGTTCAAGGTGCTGTAGGTTCGAGGGTCTTCGGACTTGACACCTATGCTGATGCTAACTTGCCTCAGCAACTCGGCGCCGCTAGCAACCAGTCCGTTATTATCGCTGGTCGGTTCGAGGAGAACTATCTCTTTGAGTCGCCTATTGTTACTAGGGTACTTCCGCAGACTTATGGCAACCAGCTTTCTGTGTTGCTGCAAATCTATGGCTACATCGCCTATACGGCGGCAAGGTATCCGAACGCCAATGCTGTGGTTACTGGCACTGGTCTTGTAACTCCTACGTTTGCATCTTAAACGTAGTTAGCAGTCCCTTTGGCAGCAGGGACAGTATCCGGCGAGCTGTCGTTAAAAGAGCCGGTTACTAAAGATGTCGGAGTGAGGGGCCGTATGGCGGGCAACGTACCTCCTCACTCTGACCCCAATCACAAAGGATAAGTGAATGCATCCCCAGACGATGATTACCGCCCTCGAACGAGAGCGTGAGCAGAACAAGAATGACGAGAACCATGTCAAGTTGATAGATGAGCAACTAGCTTATTGGCGGACACAACCGCTCCCCGCTGTAACTGTGACAGAACAAGGGGCCGTCGTGCAAGATAGAACGGAAGCATATCTCGCTGCATTGCGAGTCGAGAAGGAAAGATACCCGAAGCGGGCCAAGGAAATAGACAAAGAGATTGCGGCCACAGAAGCGGGTAGGGTTCAAGGCGTTTCCCGTGCGGTAACGCATGTGCGGGGCGTACAAACGGCAACGATTGACAACGACTTAGAGGATTAATATGACTTTCACGCCCGTCTTGCTCACCGGCAAGTTTCAGGATGGTTCTGGCAGTCCCTTGTCGGGAACGCTGACAGTTACGTTGTCACAGTCCATGAGCAACGGCGGGCTCGTTGTCATTCCGAATGCCAAGGTTCTTACTCTTGATAGCAATGGAAAGATTTCTCAAACCTTCTATGCTAATACGGATCTGAATACTGTACCCTATAGGGGTGCCTGGTATCAGATTACAGAGAACTTAATCTCGGAAACTCCGGGTGCGTCTGGTGCATCTGGTACTCCGCTTGCTCAGGGGCAACAGCGAGACTACTCGATTCAGATACCGGCCTTCGATGCTCCCTATAGTTGGTCTTTCAATCCGACAACCACTGTTGGAAATGTTGGACCGGGTAATGCTGCTTTTAACAACACGGTTTATGCTAATGTTACACAGATGTTCGTGAGTATCACGGATACTGGTAATAACTCTACGGCTGCATGGTTAGATAGCCTTGTTGATGGCAACGTCAGTGTTTATAGTATCTCAGCGCCAGGTAACTATGTCATCTTTGCTGTGACTGGTTACACTGTATCTGGCAATGTCATCATTCTCGATGTTACCTATATCACGAGTCAAGGTACACTGCCTCAGCTTGGTACAAGTTCATTAGGTGCGCTCGTTGGCTATGGCGGCGACCTAATACTTGGCAAGCCGATCACTACTATTGACATATCTGCCCTCATGCCTGGTACTCCTGGCGGGTTTAGTCCGACTGGTACTAACCCAGCCGGATCCGTGCAATGGACAACTTATCTCGATATGCCGGAAGTTTTGCAGTGGTTGCAGTTTACCAGTGCGCCGATTCCTGGTTCGAATGAGTCCAATCTGTTGCAGCGACTCATTGATTCGGCGTGTTGCATTGCTCAGGATATAGCTGGTCGTCCGCTAGCTCCGACAACTTTCTATGAGCGGCATGATGGCTGGTCTGGTGAGTATATTCAGCTTCACTATTCGCCAGTGATTCAGGTTTTGCAGTGTCAAGAGTTTCAGTCTACTGGTGGTTTCATTCAGCTAACGGAGTCAACACCGCAGAACCCTAGTGAGGGTATTCAGATAGACTATCGCACTGGGCAAATCATGCGCACTTTTGCTGGATATTCGTGGCCTCGCCCATTCTATCCGGGTTCAAGGAACATAGAGGTAACATATGTGGCCGGGTATGATCCGGTACCTCACAATGTATGGATGGCGACCGTTAATCTAGTCGCCTACTGGTGGCGCAACTGGTACCAGGCATCTCGTACCTTTACTAAAACGCCAGCGGGCTCGAATCAGCAAGCAACTGTTGAACTTTGGCCTGGGGTTCCCGATGAGATTGCCGAAGTATTCGAGTCTTACTATTTGCATACGGTAGGTTAGAATGACTGGCGTAACACTGCCCTCCGCTGCTCCGGCCTCCTATGCTGCTTTGTATGGGTTTATTGCTGCACTTGCTGCTGAGCAGGATCCTCCTATCTTTGTGGTACAAGGTGACTTACAGGAGTTTGAGCCTGCCACTTATATCGTTATCGAGGGTGTGTTTGATGATCAGTTTGTCATTGAGGCAACTGGCTATACCTATATTGAACATTTTTCTATTGAGGGCAATGTAACGATTTTCACTGGCAGCGGTCCAACTGATTCTCCAGGTAATATACCGGCTACAGTTATGGCAGCAACCTATACAGCATACGCCAATGTAGTTATGGCAGCGGTAGTGACAAATCGTGGTGGAAACGGTATCCCAGTCCTTGGAGTCGAGAGCTACCCATGGCCCTTTGAGATTAAAGCGCATACTGGCAGTTATATGGCTTCTCCTGCCTTCATTGGCGGCGCTACAGGCGGTTGGCAAGGAACACTTAACTGGTCATTTCAACTTCGAGCGTTAGTATCCCCATATTCAGTTTAGAAAGGAAACTAGATGGCCCGTCTAGTATCTGAAATAACTAAGCAAAAGAATCGTGATCGTGCTAGGAAGTGGCGCAAGGAAAATCCTGAGAAGCATTATCAGAATACTAAGAAATCTCGCCAAAGAAATCCTGAGACTCAAGGTATATATGTACGACGATATCCAATGGTTGTTTGCATTAATGTTTATAAAATAACAATGGGCTGTCAAGATTGTGGTGAGCACTTTATTGGACGACCAGAGTGTTTAGATTTGGATCATAGGCCAGGAACAGATAAGTTATTTAATGTTTCTCAAATGATGACACATTCATTAGAAAACATTATTAGAGAAGTCGAGAAATGTGATGTCGTGTGCGCTAACTGCCACAGGACCCGCACTGTGAATAGAAAAAGGAGTACATGATGGGCGGAATAGGTTCAGGTCTCGGTGGGTACGCCGCCATCGCTGAGGGTATAAACACGGTAAATGATTATGCTGCTATAGTTGACTACCAGGCACCGGATACTATGGTGCCGGTCAAGACAGCTAAGGGCACGTACAATCCTCACAAGGTACAGGGTGGCCCGTACATTCGTTATCTACAAGGCAGTGGTGTCATTGATGTTGGATCAGCCAACGTTGCTGTCTATCTGGACGCTCAGATGACTATGACTGGTGACTTCATCAATACGCATATGGCGCTCATGTTGGCGCAGGCCTTTGGTGGGCTTGCCCTTCCTACGCCTACTGCATTGGTGCAGGCGGCGTCGGGATCGGCGGCATATATTGCACAGAACGCTACGGGTGCCGCTAGTGGTTCCTTTAATGGTTTGTATGTGCAGGATGGTTCGTGGATTGACGCTGAACTTGGCGTTCCTGATACTGCCGGTAATCTTCACTTTGAGGACTATGTAAACGGTAAGATTACCAAGGCTGAATGGGTGTTTCCTCGTGACAACGTTGTGACGTTCTCCTATGATTGGGACTTTGCATTTGTTGTGTTGACGGACACTCCGGCTCTTAAGGCGGGCACGACTGAGCCTGTTGGATTCGTTCCCTTTACGATGCCGAACAGTTCAAGCCTATTTACAGTGGGCGGGGAGTCGGTCGATGGGTGCCGTAAGATTACTGTTACCCTGACGCCAAAACTAGCAGTAGATCGTGCTTATGTCGGTAATGAGTACAAAGAGGAGCCCGTCACTAATGGCCTGATCGAGGTTGCTGTTGCGCTCGATATGGACTACACACCTACAGCCAAGTCCGATATCTTTGACCTATTTATTGGTGCTCGGTCTGGTGCTTCTGGTGCTTCTGGTGCTTATACATTTCAGTACCCATACTTTACTCCATTGGGCACAACGGTTATTAAGGCGGTCACCGGAGAGATTGCTACGTCCGGGTTTAATGACACGTTCCAGTTGAACTTCCCACAGCTCATCATTCAGTCTGGTGGTGAGGCTCCGCTCGAAGGTTTGGATATCGTGAAGAACACGATTAACCTCAAGGGTGTTGTTGACGCCTCTGGTAATAGCCCTAGTTTCTCACTCACAACCAAGGACACTACGTATTAAGAGAGGCATTTGTCTCACAATATAACTGAAAGGAAACGACATGCCCGAGTCCACCTTTACCTATAATGGCGAGGAGTACAGCTTCTCACCTGAGCGAGACATTGGCATCTCTGAACTACGACACATCAAATCTTGGTTCTCTGACTTAGGGGACTATCAGGCGTTTGTCACTGCGGCATCTTTGGGTGACCCGGATGCTTTGGCGTGCCTTATATGGATAGCCCAGCGAAAAGCTGGGGTAAAGAAAGTGCGAGAGCCCATTAGCTTCCCCGACTTCTCAATCGGTGAAGTGATGGGCTCTTTTGTGTCTATTGATGGGGTGCATGCAGTTGATAAGGTACAGCCTATTCGTTTAACGTTAAATGGTGAGGAGTACACCTTTGATCTTGAAAAGAATCTTACTCACAAAGTACTGAAACAAATCAAGAGATGGTATCCATCATTGGGCTCGTTAGTCCGATTTACGGTTGGTATGTTTCGTGGTGATCCAGACGCCTTGGCGTGTATAGCGTGGATCTGTTGGGGCGG